GATACGAACCGGAATCTTGCCACCAAGTTGTTCAACAATATACTTCCAACCGTCATAATTGAAAGGCACCCCATGAAGAGCAGCGATTTCCTTAGCCTCTTCGACATTTTCCATTGTAACAGGCTTAGAGAGATACTCCTTCAAGAGATATTGAAGACCAAAGAAAATGGTCTCAGGGTATTTCCCGCCGCGACTTTCAAGGTAAGAAAATATATTTGAAGTTTTGAAATCACTGGAGTTAGGAAGCTGCAACCAGTGCGAAGTCTTATATGAATCAGAATCGAGAATTAAATTGTAGTGTGACATGGTAAATCTCCTGTATAAAGTTCCCCATAAAATGAAATACCCATCTCTAAGGTAGGGGGGGAAATATGGATATCCAAGAAGTTGAAAGACGAATTGAATTGAAACACGGAAATACCGTTAAAATATTGGCCGAAACCTACAAAGGGTTTAAAAAAAGAGCAGAATTTATTGATAAAGATTTTGGCACTTGGACTACCTTTGTCTATGCAGTATGTCGGGGCCAGCAACATATTAAAAGAGCTAAGACAGGTGGCAGACTTTCTATTGGAGAAGTCCAAGAAAAATTGGATAAAAAATTTAAAGGACTTGTAGCTTTGATTCCTGATACTTGGGTAAATGCCCTCACTCCTTGCGAATTTGAAGATGTTGAGTACGGACGATGGACCGCTATCCTTGGTAATATTCTTCAAAAGCAATGTCACGGTCATCCTTTTCGATCCAAAGTCGTTTCCGCTGACAAAAGAAGATACACCGCTGAAGAAATACAAGACCTTATTCCTGACGGAGTTATTTTGGTTCCAGAAACTTACAAAGGAATGCTCGAAAAAGCCACATTCATTGATCCCAATCACGGTAGCTACGAGGCTTTCCCTGCTAATCTGGTTCATCATAAATGTGGTCATGTCCTAGACACCTTAGAAAAGTTTAAAGTAACAAATCAAAAGAAATTTGGTTCCGATTTTCCGATGCAAAACAACGAACTAGCCTTAAAGAATGCAAAAGCAAGGAGAAATTCTTACATTAGCTATCATTGGAAAACTGGGGAAGAACTGGTGTGTCAGGCTAAATGGGAAGTAAAGGTTGTGGCTTATCTTAACGCTAATAAAATTGAATATGAATGGCAATCCAAAACATTTAAACTTCCGAAACTTGGTGTAACCTATCGCCCTGATTTTTACCTACCCGGAGAAGATATTTGGGTGGATGTAAAGGGTTGGCACACTGAGAAGTTCCTGATTAAATGGAAAGAATTTCAAGAGCTTCAGCCTAATAGTGCGATTTGGGATAAACATAAACTTAAGGAGCTTGGAATACTGTAACATCGTAGTCTCCTTTAGTTGCGAGTAGGTTCAAATTCGCCATCCACTAGCTTGACAAAGAAGCCGAGTGACAGCAAGCGTGACAGGGGGATTTCATTCGGGATCAGAAGCATCTCATCCCTCATGGTAACGGTGAACTGAGTTGAGTTAGCAGTGTAGATATGACCCATATCATTGTAGTCTACCCTGTCGTTAAAAGAGTTGACTGGGACAATAAAGGACTTGAGTTCCTTACCGATTTCCACACGCTTAATGTCGGAGAGCAGCGTCCCACCAGCATAGTATTCATGGCGTTCCCAGTTGTTCTTATAGGTGATTTCAGACATGTTAGCTCCATTTTCTTTCAAGAGAAGGAACCGATTTTGATGCTTCTCTTAAAAATTCAATCAGTTTCGTGCTTCCAGTAGAGAATCTAATGTAGCCTCTTTTGGTTAATTTGGGGTAGTGGGCTACATAACCAAGGCCCCTAAACCTGTTTACCATATCTACCAAAAAAGGTTCCCAAGAAGAGTGTAACTCCAAAGTCAATTGTTGATACCCAGATTTAGTGTGATAAATATTTCCATCTCCATCTATGAATCCGATTAGCATAGGAAGATACTCCTCCATTGGCATCTCTACAGTTTTTGTAGGGGGATTGTAGGTTTTGTTTGAGACATAGCCTAGATAGCCTATTAGGGCTACAATAGAATCCTTACCGCTAGCTGTGACCACGCACATGGGAGCCGTGTAACCAAAAGTGGTTGAAGCAGGGGGCACGATTATAACCTTTGTACCAATAAATTTTGCAAATTTTTCTAGGTGATCTCTATCTTTTTCTCCTGCCCAAACTCTTAAGCTTTTTGGTATTGAGATACTCCCATCTGCTAGCATATAACCTATCCAATAAGAAGCTTCTTTAGATTTTGAGAGCAGTTTGGATAGATCAGAAACGGTAGGGTAGATTCTTCTACTCATTCTTTTGTAATATTTAGGTCTAGAGGATAGTATTTTTAAGCGATTCGCTCTATTCCAGATTTTTGCATACGGAAGATTAAAGATTGTCTCTAACTCTTCTTTTGATTTAGAAGGCCAGTTAACTGTTAGGATTTTGTCAGCATCCTTCGACCATTTGTTATACATTAGTAACCCTTACCTACAAAATGATTTATAATTGAAAAGTGATCCTCGAAGAACACAGTTTCATTGGAGTAGACATCTCCGATAGGCATCCAGAAGGCAAGCTCCGCATCATCAGAGCCCTTGACTGCTGGGAGGTCCCCTTCCTTACCAAGATCAAACAGATACGCATGGGTTATGGTGCGACCACGAAGGCTGCGCTGAGGATGGTCAAAGACATGATTAGCTACTCTAGCAGCGATGAGCTTATCAGTGGAAACCTTGAGTTTTGTCTCTTCTTTAAGCTCACGAAGGCAAGCGACATCAAGGGACTCATTCTGGTTCACGAAGCCACCTGGGAGGGCGATCAGGCCCTTGCCGGGATTCCCACCACGCTTGACTACCAGAACATGACCGGACTTGATTACAACGGCATCAGCGGTCACGAAAGTCACAGGGTAGGGAGCTACGGCCCAAGATTTCTTATACTTCTCCAGATATTCATATTCTTCCTTGAGGCGAGTGAAACTCTCAGTCTTGATCCATTCATTAAGATAATTACGAATGGGCTCAGAAATCATTCCAGTAATCATTGGAGTAGATGTAAATAGCGCATGACGAATACCAGTTGCAGAAAGACTAAAAGTGGTTTTAGTCTCCACGAACTCCCACTGAGGGAAAGTGTTGAGGTAGTAGGAGGAGTCATCCTTGAGATGACCAATCAGCACAATATCCTTACTCCCATTGGTCACTACCTTGACCTTCTGCTGAATCTCTGAGAGCCATGCATTCTCGTTATAGAGGTAATCGCGGACAGGAAGGAAGGTGGTTCTGGCGTTCTGTTCCTCAGTCAACGCAGACACGATCATGTCGATACGTTCCTTGCTTGACCAGGGATTCTTGGAAGTCTGAGCGGCTTGGTGAGAGCCTAAAATAATAATGACCCGACTCGCAGACTCGTATGCTTTATCGAGTAACTGCTTGTGGGCCAGATGAAAGGGTTGAAATCTTCCGATGACGATTGCGTATTCGCGCATGACACTCTCCGTGTATTTGTATTACAACCCACTCTCTGCGGGAGGGAAGACCGGATGGCCTTCAGTAGATGATACTGCAATTTTATAAACTTGAATTACTTTATTTTTAAAAGACCCCCACTAAGGGATACTCAGTAGGGGGTCTAATGCGGTTCTTAGGAACCTCCGCTCCACCAACCTTTTGAATAGTAGTTGGAAACTATGCGGACAATAGAGCGTCCCCGCACCACCCAATGAGACAGCATTGGGAACTGTTAGTCAATATTCAGATTCATGCCCTGAGCATCCTGGATGGGACCAAGGCCATTGGCTATTGAAGCGGTATTAACCTTAGCAATCACCTTGACCATAGAGTGGAGCAGCTTGGCCCGTTCGCTCTCGGAAACCAGCATTGAGAGGTTCAGGAAGGCTCGGAAGTTAAACACCCCAAGCTGAGGTGTTTTGGAGATGTTCCCGAAATCTGTTTCGGGAACATCCAGGGCCTGGATGGCCTCTTTAAGGCTCTTCAGGCGGGCACCCTTAAGAACCTCATAGCCATTACGGGCCAGTTCGATTTCCAGACCCTCAACCACCAAGAAGCCAAGAAGCATCTTACGGATGGCAAAGTTCGGAAGGAGCGTGAGATCACCAAGAGCATCAAACTGTTCGATCATCTGCATGGCAAACTTCTGATACTGGTTCATGGGTTATTGCCTCCACCACTATTATACTGTAGGTGGGGGAGTTTTATCCAAATTGATTTCAAATTTCTTTTGAAATTCTTCTAAAGCTTTTAGAGCAGGGCCAGCAGGACAACCACAAGGATCATTTCTGAGGATAGGGCAAAGCATACCGTGTACAATACCCTTCCTAATTACCTCAATATCCATAGCCTACCTTAAATTTTTAAGAGCTTGAAGAACCGCACACCTAGTATAATAATTGCCCATTCCCACTTTTAACCCACGAGCATCATCTCTGATTTGATTGAAGTTAGCCACAATGGTAGCCAAATGAGGGAGATTCTCTGGGTTTTCTTCCAAATCCTTATCCAATACCGAGACAGGAATATTAGCCTCAGTGTCCTTAGGTTCATAAGCATCATCAAAGAAAGGAATTAGGAAACGCCTCCCCTTATACTCAGAATAGTATTCATCGGTATCAGAGGCTGAAGTTAGGACATCTTCTCTAACTGATCTGATTCCATCATCTCCGATTAGCTTAAACGTTACGTTGTTATCTTCCTTGTTGATTTCACCAAAGATAACAGAATCTTGATCATACTTGCTCTTCCACTTGAGAAGATCAGTTATACGAATATTCATAATAAAGAAAGCCTTTTCAAACTCCCCATACTTACCCTTATGCTGAATATATCCATAACCAGAGCGATTTAGAATTTCTTTAAACTCAGCCTGCTTCTTGTTGTTCTCTTCTGGAGATGCAGCTATACCCTGAGGGTTATCAACTGATATGATCCCAAAGGTGTGAACGGATGGAACTTTACCCTTAAGGATACTCATCAGACGAGGATAGCCAGCGGCTTGCTTCTCTAAAAGCGATGATTTGAAAGCGATTCTCCTTCTTTCTGGGTATTCTTCTTCAGTTAAAATACTAGCTCTTCTGAGAATCAACTCAGGATCTTGAGTCATATATTTAATGAATTCAGTATAACTTAACTCAATAGACTCGCCGGTCCTTAAATTATTGAATCTGCATTGCGTTTGGGGGCCAGCGTAATTGGTCAAGAAGTCGAGACAAGCCCAAAGAGCTTCGTATGAATTGATAGAGAATTCAAAGGTCCAATAAGATCCATGTCCTCTCATTCTAATAAATCCAGCCTTCATGACTTCAGCCAAGATTTCGGCTCTACCTGGACCATCAAAGTCCCAGTCCATCTCCATGATCTTTTGATAGGTCTTTTTAGGTAAACCGATTCCTTCTGCATTAAGCTCACGCTTAATCCAAGAAGCATGTTCATCTATCCATGCGAATTGACCGGTTTTGGCATTGATCCAAGCACCTTCGTTCATTTTACTACCCTCAGTATAGAGTTCTAAATATGCCAATATCCTTGAAAATACCCATTGACTGTTTCAAAATCAATCTGTCTAAAAGAATAAACTAAAATTTCTCTTAGCGGACTATCCTCCCAGTCATGAGTAATAACCACTTCTCCAAGAGTATGTGAGAACTGGAGCAGATTAGTATCTTCAGGAGTGATAATGGCGATCCTATCAATCTCCCTGTTCTCTGCTGATCTGATAATCCATTTGATGGACTCATCCAGAGTTTTAGAATTGTAGTCAGAGATGAAATTCGTTCCACCAAAAGTGCATTGCCATGGATTGACATTCAAAGTTATAGCTAGCTCATCCATGTAAGCAAAATCAGCTACGGCATCACATTCAAGGTCTCCAGTGATAGGTCTTAGGACTAATGGCATTTCTACTCCTCGTAATGATAAACTTTCTTTTCTTGCCAGATCCCCCAAATTGTCAAGACAAAAGGGTAAAGAATGATGGCTCCAACAACAGCCCAAATGTTGAAGACAAGGGCAAGAACAATCCATACCCAAGTAACCATGACATCACTCAGCCATAGCCTGCCCTTAATGGGGTCTACGAATTTATTTCGAAGCGACTGTAGCATTACTGTTTTCCTTTAAAGACTAATTCTTTTTTGGTAATCTCAGGACCGTTTCCTGATAGGGTTTCCACATACCAAATATTACCATTTGGCTCTCTGATCAGATACCTAAAGGGGGTATCCCCATCTGGAGAAAGTGAAATTTCGCTATTTGGAAAAGTTGATTCCACACTTTTACGACAGTAATAGGCAGAGGTGGCGTTGTTATTGCACCCAACCAACATAACTAAAACGAGCAAGGAAAATAAATATCTCATCCCTTGGACCCCTCTTCACGAAAAGTTCTGAAATTAGGTTTCATATGCTTTTTAGCCAAAAGCTCAGCACGAGAAAACCAAAACTTTTTGTTATCCCCATCTACTTTGACTTTCACCTCGGGTTCATGAGAAGTCCAATCATTGTTTTGAGTGGTATTACACCAACGGCGACCAATAGAGTATTTCTCTAGAGTCTTCCACTCTCCTTGAGCCCCAAATAAAATCATGAAGCAGTAGCGAATAAATAGTCCGATATTGTATAACATTGGCTTACCTCTTTTCCAAAAAATTGAGCATTCCATCCAGTTCAACAACTGCACACAAATAACCTGAGGCCACTCCATTATAGAACGAAGCGTCTGTTGGATTGTTGCTCCAATTAGCTTCATGCGCTCTAGCCGCTGCATGTTCTGCCTTTCTCCTGAGGATATTGCGAAGTGATTGAATAGCTGCTTTTTCTAGCTTAGTCATACCACCTCGCTAAACCCATAGGGAACATCAATACGAGCAATCATACGCTGAATAGATTCCAAAGGAACCTTATGGACATTACGCTGGAAGCAGAGTTCAGCTTCTCCCTTGATAACATCCATCCAGACCTCATAGCCACGGCTACGGGCCTCTTCAACATAGAACTTACGCTCCCTGGCAGTGGTATTAGTGTTATCCACAATCACCAACTCTTTGCCAGCAACGAGAGCATCCACATAAAGGCTTTGGCAAGTTTGGTGCGCCATATACAACTTAGCTCGATCAAAGACATAGTTTCCATCCACCTCAAAATAGTGATCCGCCGAGACAATGGCTCGGTTCTCTTCCTTAATATCCTTAATATGATCTTTGACCCAGGTGGACTTTCCAGAACCCGGCGCTCCGACCATCAAGATGACTTTTCGCACTTTTCCTCCGTATTCGAATTTGCCCACTTCATGCCATAATACACATTGAAAGCTGCACACTGCATGGCTGTAAACCAAGCTATGGACTTCAGAAGAGCGTGTGGACCAAGAAGAAAACTAACAATAAAAATCCCAGCGGACCCAATACCCACACTTGTCAAATACAGCTTAGTTGACTTTTTCATTTTCTTTTTCCGTCTTTCTGATGAAATAGAGCAGGTTGACTAGAGTGTAGGGCCAAATGGCCGCTACTGGAATACAGAACAAGAACATGGGAAAGAATCCTCCATGCTTATCATAAGTGGGGCGAATCTCGGCATCAAAGTAGCCGATGGTCATATAACCCCATAGGAAGAGTAAGGTAGCGAGAGCGGGGAAGGCCCAAATCTTTGTCCACATAACTAGCTCCTAACGATATAGCCGAGAGCCATGAGAAACTGGACGCCATTGACAACGGCGAGAGTCCCCAGGATGAACTTGATCAGCGTATTCCAACCCCGGCTAGACCAGCAGAGAGTCAAAAGAGCAAAAGCTGCCGTATTAAGTCCAAGAATGGTTGTCATGTTATTGCCTCCAATGGTATTATACTAGTCTTGAAAGGATTTCAGGACAAAGGGTTTCACAATCTTTTTCTTATTCTTCAGCACCTGGGTAGAGGTATTAATGATAACACCCAAAAGCGACAAACGAGCCGCATTCTTATGGGCCTTAAGCGTTTTCTTTTTCATCGCTTACCTCCTTTATTTGGGATGGGTTCTAGGCCAGTTCCGTTACACCAGCCACACTTAGGACTTCCAGTGACATCGTAGATTCCAGAACCACTACAGGCAGTGCATTTGCGGGGTTCGATTCTGATTCCAATGTGCTTTTTCTTGAACTTCATCGCTTCCTCCTTTGGGTTACATGCTTCCAGCGTTTACCTTTTCGGATGCAACAGACAATACTAGGGCTGATACCATACTTTTTTGCTAAGGCAACTCCAGGCTCTTCACTAATAAAAATTTCTCTAACTTGATCATCGGTAAGTTTAGCCGCATAGGAAGCCATTCCCTGCACGGCTAGTGTGAGGCTCAGCCTGTTCTGATCTGAGATGGTTTTGCCAAATCGTGGATGATTGCTTCCGCTGTTAGCATCGGATATCTTTTGCCTACTTTCCGCTGACAGGGTATGGCCTATTTGACCTATTGCTATGTTTTCCCTAGCCTCTTCAGATTTTTGTTTTCCTTTCCTCTCAATCGAATACCGCAATTTAGTAGCTTCAGAGTGTTTCCTACCTGACATTGGGGCTAGGGCGTCTTTACTTATGTTATAGCACTGCACCCCACCATCCCAATACACATCCAAGCAGCGTTGTTCAAATAACAGCAGATCCCTTTCGTCACAATATAAAACTACCTCGTAACTAAATGTGTCTCCATACCTATTGTAAGAATCCTGAAGATGTGGATTAGCGTGTTTATTGTGCTTAAGTCCTGTTTTGTGGTAAGCCCATCTGCGAGGAATATTTTTAGATGACCCAATATACACCTTATTGGTTACGAAGTTTGTTATTTTATAGATGCCAGATGTTTTCATGCAATATCTTTGCTGTTTGCTATTGTGCTATGGAATGTTTTTTCAAAACCCTCAATGGGATCATGATATTCCGGGGACAATGGAGCGTTGTGAAGTCCAAGTTCTGCTCGGATTTCTTCAAGGCGAGTGGAGAAGCAATCCAGCCACCAATAGACTTTACCCTGGAAGATGTAGTTGCTGTAGGTGAATTCTACCCGCTCACCCTCATACTTACCCCAAGCCTTGAGATTTTTGGGCTTCTCGTAACGGACCACAGTGATGTGGGGATCGTAACGCTGTCCATTGGCCTTGAACCACTTGGGAATGAGGGACTTGTAAAAGAGACCGATACCCTTATCAATATTCAAAACGAGTCGGTACCCGTAGCCAGGTACATGGTCGTAGTGGAGAGTCCCCACGGACTTGAAGAAAGTCTCGCTCATAGACCTATTATACTGCGGCTCTGCCTACTTCTTCTCCAATATTTTTACGAGCCCATCATAATACTTTTTCTCTAATTCTAAGTGAGCATACATAATTCCATCTGTTTTATTAGTATAATACTCTGTTATACTAATATGTTTAACAAGCCAATTGACAACTTGATTATGGTCAAAACCTGAAATGCCCTTCTTCTTAAAGCCATCTACTAAATTATTAGCAAATTCAATTGGACCTGAATTTGCTAAAGCTTTCCTCTGGAACCCCACATCTCCAAGAGAGTTAGCTGCTTCTTGAGCGACAAACCCCAAAGATGTGGGAGTTGTGGGGCTCTTTACCCAAGTAGGTAGAGATTGCTGAACCATAGCTGGAGGTTCAGGCGGCATATCTAAAGCGGCCTTTTTCCAATTGGCGATGTTGACTTCCCCATCAGCAGAGCCCTCAGGCTTGCTCACATCTTTGGCAAATCCCCAATGAACCTCAGCATCAGTTCCTCTAGCTTTGGAGTTATGTATAGCTAATTGTTTGACTTGCTGCATGACTGGCCCAGGTAGCTCCTTGAGGTTATCTGGATTACGAACTACGATATGAGAGCCTGGAGCCCCTGCGACATGGAACCAAAAATCATTAGAATTAGCTACTTCAAGAGATAAAATGTCGTTTTCAATGGCAGAACGTCCGATAAGAATCTGGAAGCCCTCAAAATCCTGAAGCTTATACGGAGCCTTAGCGATTTTCCCAATCTTAGGAACTACATTGGTTTCCCAATATTCTTTGTTCCCAATCCTATTGAAGTCAATCCCTGGAATAGCCAGCCATTTCTTGCTATGTTCTTTCGCGGCATTGACATCAAATCCTGTGTAATCATCTTTTACCCATAACCATTTGTGATGCCAAATAGCAGCCGTGCTACCATTTTTATGATCACCATTTGACTTAACTACAACGTAGTTACCAGCTACAGGTTCATCAGCGGTATCAAAATCAGGGGACTCGAAAAAGGTGTAAGTTCCATCTTTATTCCACTTAATGACGTTATAATTGGGAAGACTGACTAGTGCAATCTCCTCTGCTTTAGCCAAGGCTTCTTGGTTTGGAAGCGAACCTTTATAGTTCCTATGGAGATAGATAGCGCCCCCAATGTCCTTACCCACCCCTAAATAGGATCTTCTAATAGGAGTCCCTTTTTCTGTTTTTAAATCAGAGGTCTTAGATCCACCCTTAGCTTCGATGGCCAATCTAGCAGCTTCAGCCGTGTAGGGCTTCCAATCCTTCTTTCCAAAGAACTTGACATATAAATCCTGCCAATCCTTTTCTGATTTGATATTAGGCATATGCGTAACCAAGAAGCCAACATCAACAGGATCGTTGGCCTTTTCCTCTGGCCTTCCTGACATGATCTTCAAACATAGAAGATATTCCTTTGAGGGTAATTCTATACTGAGATTTGAAAATTGAGGGCCTGGAACTGTCTGGCCTTTCTTGGGAGCATAGTAATCTTTACTGGTATCATTGAACCAGTCATCAGATAGATCCATTTCCCAGGTCACTTGTTCCACAGCAGCTTGCAACTCGGGTGACATATACCCAGCATCTAGATCCTTGACCTCTCTGGGGAAGTCTGGGAACTGGAACATGATGGCAGCACCACCAGTGATAACCACAGTAGCTTTCTGGTTCTTGGCCTTTAAAACGGCATTTACGGCTTCTAGAGCGGCCATTACTTTGGAGCGGTCCATATTCATAATCACCTACACATTAGAAATGATTAGTCAGAATTTTCATGAATAGGGCAAGCACCACTGACAATCCCATAGCCAGTCCCCCAACGTTCTGCATTGTCTATCTTAGGGCAACGGCATTTAGGCACAGTATACCAGTGATGGAAATTGGCATTCTGTTCAAAACCCCAAACTTGCTGGAGTTCAAACTGAAGCCTCTTCCATTCCATATTAAGAACTTTTAGAGTTCCTACGTCATCAGTATGCTCCATAGCATTTAGAATATTTTGTACCCCCAGGTGAAGAGTCCTGAGTTCCCCCAATCCTTCTAGGGTAATCTTCTGCTTCTTACACAGATTGGGATTGATATAGAAGGGCTCTCGGCCAGGATATTCAACAATGAAGCTTTCTGACTTACTGTAGTCAATTTTAGTCATACTTTCTCCTTAAATTTCAAAAATGATTGGTGCATTGATCGGCCTCAAACGATTATCGCAAATGCAGGCATTTACAAATACTGTATCCCCCCGCCTTCCGCGACCATAACCTGGATGAACGTGACCAAATACATGATACTTCGGTTTCTTATTCTGAACCGCTTGCAGGAGTTGGTAGTTACCCAGACATTTCTGTTTAAAATCTTCACAGACCTCATCAAACATTCCGTACGGAGGAACATGGGTAATCAAAAGATCCAATTCATCTGGGATTTCTTGATGAAGATCCTGAAGATCCTTGGTATCATCTGTAAAGTTAGGATGAACGGGGGCTCCATAGACAAATAGGTCTTTCTTGCCATCTTCTTGAAGGAACCGTCCATCATTTTGCAAATAGATGATGTTATTTTCTCTACAGAGGATCTGAATGATCTCCCTGTCAATGTGGTAATCGTGATTACCCGGCACATAAATCTTGTGTTTGTAAGGGAGGTAACCATACCAATCGAAGAAGGGGATTAATTCATCAAGAGTCCCCTTATCTGTAGCATCACCCGCATGGACAATCACATCCCCCTCTGGCAGCTTACCGTCCAGAACCTCGTGCTGATTATGCGTATCAGTAATAGCTACTATTTTCCAAGTCAACGGAGAAATCCCCCTACCTCTATTATACCAGGGATAGGGGGAAATTGATCCTTTTAAATATAATCCAAGAAAGAAGTCATGAAATCTTTAAATCCTTCACGATTCAAATCTTGGCCTGATTTAGTAAAACGACTCTTTAGAACTCTATAGCGGCCACCTTCAGTCACAACGATTAAAGAAGCATTGTGAGTTTGGGTTAAGGGGAGAGACCCCAATTCTTTTTCAGTTGCAATGATAATCGTTCTAGTCATCGCTNCCNCCACAACTAGAACTTGAGGAGTCACTAGAGCTTGAGGAGTCCCCCCAATCACTAGAACTTGAAGACTGCTCTCCCCAATCACTATGAGACTCAATGGAAATGGGGACATAGGGCTCAGGAGTGGGATCTGGTGTTGGATCGGGAGTAGAGGAATCAGTAAGAATATCACTCACTAAAGCGGCAGCAGTAACTCCGATAGCCAGATCCATCAAATCATCTGAGCCAGCATCCTCTTCTACTACTACATTTGTCTTAGGAGTCCCCCAAAAAGACTGCTTCCTGCCCAGCGTGGCAGCAGCGTAAGGAGGAATATCCTTGCTCACTGGAACGACTAGCACAGTTGGCTTATCTGGGGTATCATAGGAACTGATAATCTCCGGGTAAACTGGAGCCATTAGATCAGTAATAGGCTGATCAGTCTTATGAACCTGATACCAAACTCCAGCCGCAATTGCAGCCAGTCCAACGATAGCAACTACGATCCAAATCATTATTTCTCCTATGGGATGAGACTACGAGCAGCTTGACTAATCATAAAATTGATTTGAGTTCCGGACATGCCCTCTTTGATGTTTTGCTTGATGAAGAAATCCAAGTCCACTACCAAATTAGTCAGGTCTCGTGGCATGACCATGAGCCAATCCAAAGGCATACCACGTTTGATACCCTTGCTAATACTGATCAAATCATCAGCTTCGGGGCCTTCTTTTTTCCAGCGAGTGATCATATCAAACAGGCTACAAGCATTATTATAAGAGTCACTATAACCCAATTTTTTCAGTGCCTGGGCACGGATACTCTTGGGGATAGCACAGAAAAACTCAACCATATACATGTTCCAAGAGTAATCTCGGCCCTCCACAAAAAAGGGACCAATGGGGAGCCATTCCTTAATTGCTCTAGCCACCTCAATATTCTGGTTCAGCACCCACATGAACGTTCTCAGATTCTTGGCCTTTTCCAGTTCTCCACGGATACGGTCAGCCGGAACTGCATACAATTCCTTAGAGGCCACAGCCATCAGCTTATAAGTCTCATGGGTAACAGTCCAGTTTCCGGAAGAAGCAAAACGAGCTACCCTCAAAACACGAACTGGGTCTTCAGCAAATGCTTCAGAACAAGCGTGGAGCAGCAAGTTAGCCATATCATGAGCAGACCTCTCAATAGGGCAAACCAGACCCATATCAGGGTGCCACAGCATTGCATTGATAGTCAGGTCACGGCGCAGACAGTCCTCCTTGAAGGAGGGAGTGTAGCTGGTTTCAAACCCAGTATAGCCTACACCAGTCTTGCGCTCTGTGCGAGTGCAAGCCAGTTCACCAACTCCGGTGTGGAAGACAGGGAAAGCTTTACCGACCTTCTCATAGCCCATACCCTCAACACGATCAGGGTCCATGTTGGTTACAAAGTCGAAGTCCTTGGGGGTCTTCCCCAACATTAGATCACGAACAGCCCCGCCAACTAGATAGACATGACCACCAAACCCTGCGGCTCGGTCATTCAGTTCTTTCATGTGGTCAATGATGTGTTGCGGAACTTGCATGAGTTCTCCTGCTGCTATTATACTGGGGCTCAGGGCTTTTCTGCTAGAATCTTTCGGCCCTCGTTAATCCACAAATTCCTGCGGGTATCGGGGACAGAGAAGGAATCGGCAATAGTCTTACCATGGCGAAGTCCACCAGATTTGCCAACGAAATAGTGAATAAGGTGGGCGGCGTGGTCTTCTGCAAAGACCAGATACTTAGTGCTGCGAGAAGGAATTTCCCTCCAGCCATTGGCTTTCAGATAAGCGGAAATACATTCGCGTTGAGTGGACATAGAAACGCCTCCAAGGTTATTATACTGCGTCACGGACCAGATTTACTACGGCAAAATACCCAGCTTGCTGCTTGGTGAAACGATTGACGATACGGCCCAGCAATTCCACACCACCATCCAGAGCGTCATCCCATACATCCTCAGGACTATCGTTCTGGGTGTGGAGAGTGTTCCAAGTAACAGGGTGCTTGTCATAGAACTCCTCTTCAGGAAGAGCGCAGACTAAAGCAGTGGGAATCTGCATACGAATCATATTCAAGTTGTCAGACGGAGGGGTCTTGCGGCTAGGAAGATCATAGACCAGCCCAGTATCGTCATAACCAGAAACGAAGAAGGTGGTCCCAATTCCAGTGACATCAAAGATGATAGACTGGAGGGGCAGATTGTCCTTGTGCATCTGAGTGTAGACTTTAGATCCCATGCATTCAGAACCAAAAATCTCCTCATGATCAAAGAAGCAAAAGGTGATATTAGGCTCTTTACCAGAGTCCTGCAATTGGCTAGCCGCTTCAATAAGCTGGATGACTGCTGCACCATTATCGTTGGCACCAGGGCAATTGGGGACAGCATCGTAATGAGCCCCGATGAGCAAATGGTCCTTTTGCTCACCAAAGACCACCAGGAAATTCACAGTCTCCCAGGCATCAGCAGTGAAAGAGGGCCAAACTTTACGCTCGATAATCAAACGAGTGGGGAAATGCTTACGGAGAATGGCTTCTAGGCGGGTCTGGCGCATATCAATGGCAGTGGCTTCGCAAAGATCAGCTAACATTGCCTTTAAATCAGGCTTTACATCTTCAATTGTATATTCTATTACGGTTTCAGGGTTCATTTTACTGCCTCACCTCTATTATACTAAGGCAGTACTGATTTCAGTCTAAGTATTTATCACTATGGAGATATTGATTAACTCCCATATTCCAAATCTTAGTATCGGTCTCATTCAGTTTAATGCCAGTTTTCTCGTAACCTTGATCCCCTGCGATGAGCCCATAGAGTTCACCCTCAACATCAATGGCCCAGTCATAAGCATCTGCAAGCACATTAGTTTGGATTCCAGCAGATTCTAATCTGGCCCAAATAGTGGTAGACTTGAAAGCTCTGGTATTAACCGTAGCCAGGGCCTTGTCCTTCCAGTAGTCATAAGACTCTTTCAGGGCCTTCTCAAAGGCTTCGGGGGACATAAGAGTATTGGAGCCACCATCAGCCCCAAAATGATTAGCCATCAAAGTACCCACGTTCATAGGTGCAGGGAAGTCAGTAGGGTGAGTCAAAATAGTGATAAAGTCCCATTCGGCCCCAGAGCGGGGTTCGTCCTTCTCCTCCAGAACAGAACGATTATAGAGAATAGCTTCCACTAAAGCAGCATCTGGGAGACTTTCTACGATGGCTCTGGTAGTCTTTCTAGGCGTTTCTCCAACTACTCTGGACTCCATAGTGGTTTGAAAGATAGTATCCTCATTAACGACTACTGTACGCGATTTCCAACCAGCGGGGGGCAAAGTAATTCTAAGCACTCCATCTCTGTATCCTGGTCTAATTTTAGTGCCAATGTCTTTAGTTGTGAGTTGGGCTATATAGCTGAGATTTTGGTTAGGATGCCAATTCTTAGGAGCAATATCAGCAAATTTTTCGGCATGAATCTGTTCAGTCAAAAAAGGACTGTAGTCTACATTGAGCCTCATAAATTTTTCTACCATAAATCCTCGCTGTAAAGAAGGGGAGGGGCTGACAATTTCTCCACTTGACCATTTGAAAGGGCTAGGGCAGCGGCCAAATCTCTGCTAATATAGTGACCGTTATCTAAAAGAAACCCTTGGTTTCCTTGAATCCCTGGAGGGAGCCCCATAAAATGCATAGCGTGGATAATAGTGTGATGCCTAGCCGGTTTTGGCATAGAGAAGATCACATCTTTGTA